TGGCCCGGCTCGTCGAGCTCGACCCCAGGTACGCCGACGTGATCTGCCGCCGCTGGCAGGAGCACACCGGCGACGTGCCGATCCTCGACCGGACCGGCCAGCCCGTGAGCTTCACCGACTGATGGCTCGCACCGGTCGGCCTCCCGTCCCCATCGAGAAGAAGCGTGCCCGCGGGAACCCGGGCAAGCGGCCCCTCCCCGACCCGGCGACCACGCCGGCGCTACCCGCCGTCGAGGTCCTCCCCGACCCCACCCGCCCCCTCGGCCCGCCCGGCCGTGAGCTCTGGGACCGTGCCTGGACCGCCGGCGCCGCGTGGATCGCCCGCACCGACCTCGAGCTGCTGCTCATGACGTGCGAGCAGCTCGACGAGCGAGTCGCCCTCCGGGCGCACGCGCTCCAGTCGCCCGGCGACCTCGACCGTCGGCGGGCACTGCGCGACCTCGACAAGCAGATCGTCGGCAACCTCTCGCTGCTCGGATTCACCCCCACCGATCGGACCCGGCTCGGACTCGCCGAGGTGAAGCGTGCAAGCAAGCTCGAAGAGCTCCGCTCGCGCCGCTCGGCGGGTTGAGGGCTGGCCGCCCCGCTACCTCACCAAGACCACCGCAGCGGAACGGCGCGCGGGGGACGGGGCGGCGTTCGCCGAGTTCGTCGAGGGCTTCTGCCGCATCACGAAGGATTCCTACGCCGGCCGGCGCGGAGAGCACATCACCCTCCGCCCGTGGCAGCACGAGCTGTTCCGCTGGGCGCTCGCCCGCCGCACCGACACGGGGCGCCGCCGACACCGACGGGTCCTCGTGGGCGTCGCCCGCAAGAACACCAAGAGCACCCTCGGCGCGGGCTTCGCCCTCAACGAGCTCGTGTGCGGCCCCGACGGCGGCGAGATCTACTCGTGCGCCGCCGACAAGTACCAGGCCCGCATCGTGTTCGGCACGGCCCGCGACATGGTCGCGCTCGACCCCGAGCTCGACGACCTCGTGAAGGTCTACAAGGACGTCCTCGAGGTGCCGTTGACCGGGTCGATCTACCGGGTCCTCTCGGCCGAGGCGTTCACCAAGGAGGGGCTGAACCCGACCGCAGTCGTGTTCGACGAGCTGCACGCCCAACCCGACCGTGAGCTCTGGGACGTCATGAACCTCGGCCTCGGCGCCCGCATCGATCCGCTCGTGCTCGCCATCACCACGGCCGGCGTGCTCACCGACTCGCACGGCCGCGACACGATCTGCGTCGAGCTCTACGAGTACGGGAAGGCCGTGGCCTCGGGCGAGGAGCACGACCCCTCGTTCGGCTTCTGCTGGTGGGAACCGAAGCGCGGCGCCGGCTCCGACCACCGGGATCCGGCCGTGTGGGCCGAGTCCAACCCTGGCCTCATCACCGGGCTCATCGACCCGCAGGACTTCGAGGACGCCGTCCGCACCACCCCCGAGTCCGAGTTCCGCATCAAGCGCACCAACGTGTTCGTCGCCGGCTCCCACACCGCGCTCCCCCACGGAGTGTGGCAGAAGCGAGCCGACCCCGACCGCTCGATCGAGGGGAAGCCCGTCGTGCTGTTCGTCGACGGATCCTGGTCGGGAGACTGCACCGGATTCGTCGGCTGCACCATCGAGGACCGTCCGCACCTGTTCGTCGTCGACTGCTGGGAACGGCCCCTCGACGCCGTCGAGTGGCGCGTCCCCATCAACGACGTGAAGCAGCGGATCCTCGACACCGCCCGGTCGACCAGCAACCCGGCCCGCGAGGTCGACCTCGACCCGTTCCGCTGGCAGCAGACCATCGCCGACCTCGAGGACGAGGGGCTGCTCGTCGCCGAGTACCCGACGAGCTCGCCGCAGCGAATGGTGCCGGCGTGGAAGAAGTTCTACGACGCCGTGCTCGACGGCGGCCTCTCACACGACGGCGACCCGCGCCTCGCCCGGCACGTCGCCAACATGCAGCTGAAGGTCGACCGGTTCGGCGCCCGGCCCGTCAAGGAGAACCCGGCATCGAAGCGGCACATCGACCTCGGGATCTGCGCAGTCGCCGCGTTCGACCGGGCGACAGCGCCGGCCGCCGGCGGTCCCGTCGTGCTCACAGGGGAGCTAATGGCATGAACACGACCGTGATGATCGACCGGGTGCACGACCAGGCGCGCGAGCTCCGCCCCCTCCGGGTGCTGCTCACCATCCTCGCCGCACCGTTCTTCGTGCTCGGCTTCCTCGTGCGCGCCGTGTTCGCCATCGTATGGGTCGCACTCACCTGGTGCTGGGCGGCGACCGTCGTCGGCTGGCAGGCCGGCAAGCGCAACGAGGACCGGTAGCGCGTGGGGCTGCTCGAGCGCATCGACGAGCGCCGCCGGCCGCAGGCGTTCGTCGGCGCCACCGTCGACGAGTGGGAACGGACCCGCGGGCACGACGATTCTCGGTTCTCCCCCGAGACCTACGGCGACTACATCGCCACGTCGAACCTCGTCTACTCGCTCGCGCACCTCCGGGCGCGGCTCCAGGCGAAGCTCCCCATCCGGCTGTACGACGAGGACACGCCGAACAAGCGGGAGATCACCGGCGGCGTCGAGTGGGATCTGCTCCGCTACGTCAACCCGTTCTGGACGCCGTACCGGCTGAAGATGCAGACCTCGCTCTGCCGGGACCTCTGGGGCGCGGCGTTCTGGGTCGTCGAGCGCGACGACCGCAAGGTGCCCCGCGAACTCTGGTGGGTCAAGCCGACGCAGATGCGGCCCGTGCCCCACCCCGACAAGTACCTCGCCGGCTTCATCTACACGCCGGCGGGCGGCGGCCCCGAGATCGCGTTCCGCACCGACGAGGTCGTGTGGTTCCGCAACCCGAACCCGCTCGACGAGTACTCCGCCCTCTCGCCGCTCGCCGCCGCGCGCCTCGCCGCCGACACGCAGCAGGCGATGATGAAGGCGAACAAGGGGATCTTCGACAACGGCTACAACCTCGGCGGGACCATTACGCCGCCCGAGGGCGTCACCTACGACGAGGACGCAGCGAAGCGCCTCGAGGCGCTGCTCGACCAGCGGCACCGCGGCGCCGACAAGCAGCACCGGTGGGCCGTGCTCCGCTTCGCCGCGCAGTTCCAGCCCATGGGCGCCGTCAGCCCCAAGGACGCCGAGTGGGTCAACGGGCTGAACATCACCGTCCGCGAAGCGTGCAACGCCTACGGCGTTCCGGCGCCGCTCATGAACGACCTCCAGTACGCGACGCTCGCGAACGCCACCGTCTACGACCGGCTGCTCTGGGAGAACACCCTCGTGCCCGAGGGGACGTTCTTCGCCGAGGAGCTCCGCGAGCAGCTCATCCCGATGTTCCGCCGATCGAAGGTCGGGCACATCGCGCACGACTACTCCAAGGTCGCGGCGCTGCAGGAAGCGTGGAACGCCGAGTGGGAGCGCGAGCGCGGCCAGATCGAGGCCGGTGCTCTCACCGTGAACGAGTGGCGCGCCTCGCGCGGACTCGCCCCGGTGCCGTGGGGCGACCGCTGGTGGGCGCAGGTGAACCGGGCGCCGATCGGCTCCGCCACCGACACGACCGTGCCGGCCAAGGACGCCTCCGCCGCCCAGGCGCTCGCCGATCTCATCCGCCCCCACCTCGAGCTCCCCGTCGCCGCCCACAACGGCAACGGCCGCCACTGACCCCAGGAGTACTCCGCCGATGGACTTCGACGCCCTCCGCGACAAGGTGCGCGCCCGGCTGCCTCGTGCGGCCGGCCGCTCCTGGTACGAGATCAAGAACGCCGAGGGGGACGTGGCGACCGTGCGGATCTACGACGAGATCTCCTGGTGGGGGATCTCGGCGGACCAGTTCGCCCGGGACCTCGCCGGCATCACCGCCCCGTCGATCGAGGTGCAGATCAACAGCCCGGGCGGCGACGTGTTCGACGGCCTCGCGATCTACAACGCGCTGCGCATGCACCCCGCCCGCGTGACCACCCGGGTCGACGGCATGGCCGCCTCGATCGCGAGCGTGATCGTGCAGGCCGGCGACCACCGGGTGATCGTGCAGTCCGCCCAGATGATGATCCATGAGGCGTGGGGACTGTGCGTCGGCCCCGCCGCCGACATGCGCGCGTTCGCCGATCTGCTCGACCAGCAGAACGACGTGATCGCCGGGATCTACGCCTCCCGCTCGGGCGGGACCGTCGAGGACTTCCGGGCGCTGATGAGCTCGGACCTGTACCTCACCGACGCGCAGGCGCTCGAGCACGGCCTCGTCGACGAGATCTTCGTGCCCGAGACGCAGGCCTCCGCCACCCTCCAGGTGCAGGCCGGCGGCACCGTCGACGTCGAGACGCTGGTCGCCGCCCTCGAGCGCCTCGCCAAGCCCGCGCCGGCCCCGGCCGCCGCGGCCACCGAGATCCCCGCCGCCACCGGCGGAGAACCCAGCCCCTCCACAGGGGCGCCCCCTACCACCCATGCCGACGCAGACGCCGAGGCGTTCCTGCGAGCGCTGCTCGCGCACACCAAGGAGACCCAGCAATGAGCGAGACCACCCTGGTCGAGCAGCTCGCGGCGGACATCACGAGCAAGCTCGACGGCATCCGCGCCGAGATCCCCACCGACGACGCCATCAAGGCGAAGGTCGAGGCGTTTCTCGACGGGTTCCTCGACAGCGACGAAGGCAAGGAGTACGCCCGCAAGCTCACGTTCGCGGGTGACCCCGACACGAAGCTCAAGGGCTCGAAGTACGGGCGGCTCGGCATGAGCGCGTCCGACGTCGAGTTCCTGCACAACCTCCTCACGTCGGCCCGTCAGCAGGGCAAGTCGGCCGGCCCGAGCGAGGAGCTGGAGAACGCGTTCCGGGCGGTGAGCGACGGCACCTACGTCGACGCCGCGACGGCGAAGTCCCGCGACCTCGCCGCCGTCGACCGGTTCTTCGACGCGCAGCCCGACACCCCGCAGAACCGCCTCGAGCGGGCGAAGGTGTACGCGGCGATGGACACCGCCGAGTCGGGCTACGGCTCGCAGCTCGTCGGCGCCCAGTACGTCGGCGAGCTCTGGTCGGCGCCGAGCCGCCTCGGCCGTGTCGCCCCGCTGATCAACACCTTCGAGATGACGGACCCGACGGCGTACCTGCCCGTCGAGGCCGACCTCCCCGAGATGCTGTTCGTGTCGGAGTCGACCGCCAACAACTCGTCGAACTTCTCGACGAGCAAGACCGGGTCGAACCGGGCGACGGTAACGGCGAAGAAGTTCGTCATCCACCAGATGTGGTCGGGTGAGATGGAGGAGGACTCCATCATCGGGTACGTCCCGTTCCTGCGGGGACAGGCCGCGAAGTCCCTCGCCCACTACCTCGACTCGCTCGCCCTCAACGGCGACACGACCAACGCGGCGACGGGGAACATCAACCTCGACGACGCCGACCCGGCCGACACGAAGCACTACCTGGCCTACGACGGGATCCGCCACGCGGCACTCGTCGACAACACGGCGAACGTCACGAACCAGTCCGGAGCGGCGATCACCTACGCGGCGCTCACCGGCCTCCGGGCGTTGATGGTCGACACGACCTACCTCCAGGACTGGGGCCACCCCGTCGACCCCGACGATCTGGTGTACGTCGCCGACCCGTTCACCGCGGACAAGGCCGCGGCGATCACCGAGCTCCTGACGGTCGACAAGTACGGCCCGAACGCGACGGTGCTCAACGGGGAGGTGGCCCGCATCGGCCGCAACCCGTTCATCTCGAGCATCGCGGTCCCGCTCACCGAAGCGGACGGGAAGGTGTCGACCACCGGCGGGAACAACACCCTCGGCCAGGTCGTCGCGTTCAACCGGGGCGGGTTCGTGTTCGGCTGGCGCCGCCAGGTGCAGGTCGAGCTCGAGCGCATCCCGGCGACCGACCAGACCCGCATCGTCTACTCGCTCCGCAACGGCCTCGGCCGGTACTCGCCCACGGGCGCAGCCGCGGGCCTGGAGTGCGCGGCGGTGATCCGCAACATCTCCCTGGCCTAGCCGGGGTTCGGGTTGGGGCCGTCTGACCCTCCGGGGTCAGACGGCCCTTTCCCACGCGTTCTCATCTGTCCTCACCGAAGGAGAACCGGACTGTGGGCGACTACGTCATCCGGCACGCGTACAGCAACGGCGCCGACCTGGCGTTCCAGGCCGGGCAGGAGGTCGAGCTCGACGACGAGACCGCCGCATGGCTCCAGGTCGACTCGCCCGGCGTCATCACGCCCGTTGACGGCCCCGCCCCGAAGAAGGCCGAGGCCGAGGCCGAAGCCGCGGAGCCCGCCGAGGACGCCAAGCCCAAGCGGGCACGCGCGAAGGGCTGAGGTGCTCTACCAGACCGCCGCGCAGCTGCGCGGCGCGTTCGACGCCCTCGCCGACACGGGCAAGTTCCCCGACGCCACCATCGAGGGGCACCTCGCCGCGTTCGACGCGATCGCGGTGGACTACCGAGGGGTGGCGTTCGCGACGCGCTCCCAGGTCGACCTCTGGGTCCTCCGGGAGTGCGACACGTCGCTGCGGCTCTCGTGGCCGAAGGTGCGGGCCGTCACGAGCGTGACCGTGACGAGCCCGGCCGTGGGCGGCACCGAGCAGGTCCTCGCCGCCACCGAGTACACCGTCGACGAGCTCGCCGGCGTGCTCTACTGCCCGGCCGGCTTCGCCGCCGGCGACCGGGTCGCCGTCGCGTACACGCACGGCCTCGGCTACCGGGTCCTCGCCGACGGCGTCACCGCCTCGGGCGACGCCACCGTGACCTCGGCCACCGGGGCGTTCACCGACGCCGACCTCGGCACCCCCGTCGCCGGCACCGGCATCCCCTCGGGCTCGGCGATCGTCGCCATCAACAGCGCGACGAGCGTGGAGCTCTCCGCCGCGGCGACCGCCACCGGGACCGGCGTCACCCTCACGCTCGCCGACCCGCTGCTCGTGCAGGCCGCCCGCGAGTACGTCCGCTCGAGCTCGCTCTCGGGCCGCTCCGGGGCTCCCCGGGACATCATCTCGCAGAGCGTCGAGGGGCTCACCACCCGGTTCTCGACGCCCGACAAGGCGAACCGGCGGCCGACCGGCTACCTCGACGTCGACCGGCTGCTCAACAGCCTCCCCGACTACCGGGCGCCGTTCTAGTGCCGGGTGCGCCGACCACGATCCGCTGGGCGCTGACCGAGCACCTCATCGCCCTCATCCGGACGCGGCAGGTGTACGACGGCGCCACCGTCAACGGCGACGCCACCGTCACCTCGGCGTCTGCCGCGTTCGTGTCGACGGACGTCGGGAAGCCGATCGCCGGGACCGGGATCCCCAACGGGGCGACGATCGCCACCGTGACCTCGGCCACCGAGGTCGAGCTCTCCGCCCCCGCGACCGGTGCCGGCACCGGCGTCACCCTCACGATCGGCGTCGAGGACCTCGCCGGCGTGCAGGTCGAGCCGGGCTGGCCCGGCGACCAGCTCGAGGCCGAGGCCGTGTGGGTCGACGAGCTCGACGGCGAAGTCACCTACCCCGTCATGGTCGGCGGCCGGAAGCACCGCGACGACAAGTTCACCATCCCGTTCCAGATCCGGGTCGCTGGCCAGAGCGATCTCGACTCGACGATGACCCGCCTCTCCGAGATCGTCGCCGCGATCGAGGACGTGTTCGCCGACGACCCGTCGGCGGACGGGTTCACCGGCCTCATCGACGCTGTCATCTCCCGGGAGCGCATGACCTCGGGCGACCTCCGCGGCGCCGGTGTCATCGGCTTCGGCGAGATCACCGTCGCGTGCCACGCCCGCTACGAGTAGGAGCCCCCGTGAAGGTCACCGCCCCCCAGGACTACAGCCACGTCACCCCGCTCGCGCGGCCCGTCGCCGCCGGCGAGGAGGTCGAGGTCGACGACGTCCTCGGCGAGCAGCTGATCGCGCAGGGGTGGACCGCGACCCGGTCCCGGTCCCCCCGCCCGAAGCCCTCGACCGAGGGCACCCCCGACGAGGCGCCCGCCGAGGCGCAGACCCAGGAGTAGTTCGCCATGTCGCTAAAGTCTGGCCTCGCCGCGCAGTGGGGCTTCAAGGCGGAGAGCTCGTGGGGCGTGCCCGTCGTCGTCGACACGTTCCTCCCGCTGATCTCCGAGACGCTCACCACCGAGGTCGAGCGCCTCGAGTCCGCCGGGATCCTCGCCGGCCGCCGTGTCGCGACCTCGGACCAGTGGGGGCCGGGCCGCAAGAAAGTCACCGGCGGCGTGCAGACCGAGCTGTTCAACAAGAGCGTCGCGACGCTGTTCCAGCACTTCATGGGCGACTCGTCGTCGCCGTACACGCCGGGTGACCTCGACGGCTACGGCCTCACCGTGCAGATCGGCACGCCCGACGTGTCCGGCACCGTGCAGCCTCGGACGTTCTCCGGGTGCAAGGTCGTCGGCTGGGAGCTCGCGTGCAACGAGGGGGCGATCGCGACGCTCGGCATCGACCTCGTCGGCGTCCGCGAGATCCTCGTGCGGACCGTCACCGACGGCGTCACCACCAACGCGTCGACGAGCATCACGTCGGCGTCGGCGGCGTTCACCAGCGACGACGTCGGCAAGCCGATCTCGGGCACGAACATCCCCGCCGGCGCGACCATCGCGAGCGTCACGTCGGCGACCGCCGCCACCCTCTCGGCCGCGGCGTCCGGCGCCGGCACGGGCATCACGTTCACGATCGGCGTGGCTCTCGCATCGGCGAGCTACGCCTCCGGGCTGAAGCCGGTCAAGTTCACCGGCGGCAGCGTCACCATCGGCGGCAGCTCGGCGAAGGTCACGCAGGCGAAGCTCTCGGCGAAGAACGGCCTCAACACCGAGCGGTTCTTCCTCGGCCAGGACGTGACCTCCGAGCCCCTCGAGGCCGACCTCCGCGAGTACATGATGACGCTCGACGTCGAGCTCACCGACCTCACGCAGTACCGGCGGTACCTCAACGGCACTGAGCACGCCGTCGTGCTCACGTTCACCGACTCGGCCGGCCTCTCGCTGGCCATCACCACGAACGTCCGCTTCGACGGCAAGACCCCGTACGTGAGCGGGCGTGGCCTCGTGACGCAGAGCATCCCGATGAAGTGCGTCGCTTCCGGGGCCGACTCGACCGCCATCTCGATCGCTCTCACCGAGGCGAGCTAGCCGAGCGTGGCGTTCGAGATCTCCGGGCTGCGCGAGTTCCGCGCCGCCCTCCGGGCATCGATGGCCCAAGCGCCCGAGCTGCTCGAGGACGCCCACAAGAAGCTCGCCGACAAGGCCGCGGACCTCGCCCGTGCTCGTGCCCGCGGGATGGGCGGCGTGCAGGCCCGGGCCGCGTCAGCGATCGGCGGGCGTGGCGACGAGCAGGCGGCGCGCATCTCGGTACTCCCCTCCCGTGTCGACAAGTTCGGCAACGTCGCGTTCTGGGGAGCGATCCGCCACTCGGGCTGGTACGCCAACCCGCGCTACGACGGGTCGACCGCGCAGCACCCGCCGTGGGTCGGGAACGATTGGGACGTGGCCGTGGCCGGCCAGGGTCCCTACGCCATCAACGACGCCCTCGCCGAGCACCTCGACGAGCTGCTCGAGTTCTACGAGCAGATGCTCGACGAGCTCTCCGACGGCCCGTTCCCCGGCCCGCTCGGCAACGTCGCTGGCAACGGCGTCATCTCGATCGCGTTCTGACCAACCCAACCCACGAGGGGGGATCCTCACCATGTCCACTCCCGCTCCCACTCCCGGTGTCGGCCGTCGCGTCGAGGCCGCCGCGCAGGCACCGACCACGATGACCATCCGGGTCCGCGACCAGCGGTACACGATCGTCCCGAACAACATCCCCATGAAGATCATGGACCGCTTCGAGCTCGAGACGGGCCGCACCGTCGAGTACGTGACCACGACTCGGACGGCGATCGGCGAGCTGCAGATCGCGCTGCTCTGCTACCTCGCCACGCTCATCGCCGGCGAGCAGGGCCGCTGGGCGAAGTTCCGCGACGCATGGCCCGAGGACCTCGCCGAGGGCGACGTCGAGGTCACCGTCGACGAGGACGGAGACGACTCCCCGGAAGCGTGAGGGCCGCGGCGCGTCGCTCGTGGCCCTCACTCACGTACCACTTCGGCATCAAGCCGTGGGAGGTCGGCCGACTCTCCGCAGGTGAGCTGAACGAGTACCTCGCCGCGCTCGAGGAGCTCAACCGCCCCAGGAGGTGATGATGGCCAGCAGCAAGGTTCTCAGCGTCATCATCACCGGCGACGTCAAGGGCGCCATGACGGCGTTCGGGAAGCTCGACGCAGCGTCGGGCGCGACCTCGAGCAACGTCGGCGCCCAGTTTGCCAAGGTCGGACTGCTCATCGGAGCGGCGTTCGCCGCCGCCGCCGTCGGCGCCGGCATCGCGCTGTTCAAGATCGGCGAGAGCTTCGACGAGGCTTACGACAAGATCCGGGTCGGGACCGGCGCCACGGGCGCCGACCTCGAGCGGCTGAAGGACGACTTCAAGCAGGTCGTGCAGGACGTGCCGACCGACTTCGGGAAGGCGTCCGACGCCATCACGCTGCTCAACCAGAAGCTGGGCCTCACCGGCACCGTGCTGCAGGACCGCGCCGAGCAGTTCCTCGAGGTGTCGCGCATCACCGGCACCGACCTCTCGGCCAACCTCCAGGCCGGCACCGACGCCATCAACGGCTTCAACATCGGCGCCGAGTACCAGGGCATCGCCCTCGACCAGATCTTCCGCGCCTCGCAGAAGTCTGGCCTCTCGTTCACCGACCTCGCGGGGCAGATGGCCGACTCCGGGCTCGTGCTCCGAGGGCTCGGCTTCGACTTCGCGCAGAGCGCCGCCATCATCGGCACGCTCGGCAAGGCCGGCCTCTCCGCCGCTGACGCCATCCCGTCGCTCACCAAGGCGCTCGGCGAAGCAGCGAAGGACGGCATCCCCGCAGAGCAGTTCTTTGCCGGCTTCATCGACCGGATCAAGAGCGCCGCCTCCGACGACGAGGCGCGCGGCATCGCGTTCGACGTCCTCGGGCAGCGGGCCGGACCGAAGTTCGCGCAGCTCATCCGTGAGGGGAAGCTCTCCTACGACGAGCTGCTCGCAAGCATCACCGGCGGCGGCGACACCATCATGGGCGCCGGCGCCGAGACGCAGGACTTCGCCGAGAAGTGGCAGATGTTCAAGAACAAGGTCCTCGTCGCCCTCGAGCCCGTCGCAACCAAGGTGTTCAACGCGCTCGGCGTCGCTATGGACCGCCTCCCCGGCATCATCGCAACCATCCGGGAGAAGGCGCAGCCCGCCGTCGACTGGCTCCGCGACGCATGGCCCGAGGTGCAGCACGCCGTCGAGGTCGTCGTCGCGTTCTTCGACGCCGAGGTGTGGCCCCGGCTCGTCGAGGGCTTCAACTACGCGAAGGGGCAGGTCGCGAACCTCGTCGCGTTCTTCGAGCAGCGCTGGGACAAGATCCGGCAGGCCGTGCAGAACGTCGTCGAGTACCTGAAGATCGTCTGGGGGCCGGCCCTCATCCTGATCCGCAACGTCTGGGACCACATCGGCGAGATCATCGACGCCGCATGGCAGTACATCCGGGGCGTTGTGAAGGCCGGCGTCGACGCCATCCGCGGCATCATCGACATCGTCCTCGGGCTGCTCACCCTCGACTTCGACCAGGCGTGGACCGGCATCCAGACGCTCGTCGGCGCCGCATTGGACGCCATCCGGAACACGATCAACCTCGCTCTCGACTCGATCCGGATCGGGATCTCGATCGCGCTCGCGACGATCGGCGACCTCTGGTCGATCGCGTGGAACGGGATCAAGGCAGCGGCCGGCGCGGCGTGGGACGGCATCAAGGCGGCGATCAGCGCAGGCATCGACGGCATAGTCGGCTTCATCGAGTCGCTCCCCGGGCGTATCGCCGGCTTCTACCTGGCCATGGCCGGCGCCGGGCTGCAGCTCGGCGGCGCGCTGCTCGGCGGGCTGAAGGCCGCGTTCACCGACGCCGTCGGCATCGCCGGCGACATCGCCGAGGGGATCCTCGGCGTGATGAAGGGGGCGTGGAACGCGTTCGCCAACACGGCCAACGACCTCGTGCCCGACAAGATCAACATGCCGTGGCCCGCCCCGGACATCGACCTCCCCGACAACCCGATCCCGACGTTCCACACCGGCGGCATCTACCGCAGCGGCATGACCGCCCGGGAGGGGCTCGCCCGCCTCGCCGACGGCGAGGGCATCTTCACCTCCGAGCAGATGGCGCACCTCGCTCCCGTCGGCGCCGGCGGGGGCCGCACCTACCAGATCGTCGTGAACGTGCCGCCGTCGGCGGACCGCGCCGAGATCGGCCGTGAGCTCGTCCGCTGCATCGACGCCTACGAAAAGCGCGGCGGGGCGTGACCAGCACCAGCGGCTACCCGAAGCCCATGGTGACCGCCGCGTTCGGCAGCACGCTCGGCACCAACTACCTCATCCTCGGCGACACCGCTCGAGGGCTGCTCGGCACCGGTGTCCTCGCCCCGCAGAACACCGGCGAGGACATCTCCGAGTACGTGATCGGCTTCACCTCCCGGCGTGGAGCTGCACGGCCGTTCGAGCCCGTGTCGGCCGGCACCGCGACCGTGCGCCTCGCCGACCAGAACGACGACTTCAACCCCCGCAACCTCGCAGGCCGCTTCGTGTCCGCCGGCGTCACCCAGGTCCGCCCCATGGTGCTTGTGCGCATCCGGGTCGAGTACCCGCAGGGGTCGGGCACCGTCTATTCGATCAACGCCGTCTACGCCGAGAGGTGGGACCCGGCGTACACGCGCCGCGAGGCGTTCGCGACGATGGTCGGCGCCGACGCATTCAAGGCGCTGAACCTCAACGTGCCGTCCGGCCCCTCCGCCGCCGCCGGTGCGGGCGAGACCACCGGAGCTCGTATCGGGCGGCGCCTCGACGACCACGGCTGGGCAAGCCTCGACCGGGACCTCGACACCGGGAAGAGCACCGTCGCAGCGACGACCCGCTCGACCGCTCCGCTCGAGGAGATGCAGGCCGCCGAGACCGCCGAGGCCGGCTACCTCGACATGGACGCCCAGAACCGGGTCCGTTTCCGCGACCGGCACTCCCGCTTCGAGGACACCGTGTCGCTCACCGTGCAGGCAACGTTCGGCGACGACGTCGACGCCGGCGAGCTGCACTACGACTCGATCGAGATCGCCAACGATGACGGGCAGATCCTCAACACGGTTACGGGCTCGATCGAGGGTGGCACGCCGCAGACCTCGACCGACTCGGCCAGCGTCGGCAAGTACTTCCCCCGCACCGACACGGCCACCGGGCTGCTGCTCCAGAGCGACACCGACGCCGCCCGCTGGGCCGAGTTCCGCCTCGGCCGCTACACCGACTTCGACACTCGCATCGACTCGCTCACCTTCGAGCTCGTGCCGGGCGACTACCGGTTTCCCACGCTGCTCGGCCTCGACCGCGGGTACCGCATCGCCGTCAAGAAGCGCACCCCGAAGGGGCTCACCTACACGTTCGCGCTGTTCGTTGAGAGCATCGAGTGGTCGGCCTCCGAGGACCGGTGGAGCTGCACGATCGAGACGAGCTCCGCACAGAAGTTCAGCGGCTTCATCCTCGGCACGTCGCTGCTCGGCTCGACGACCGACCTACTGGTGGGATGGTGACCGATGCCTCGTGACTCGCTGTTCGACGAAGGCGCCCACGGCCTCGACCTGTGGTCCGGGCCGTACTACTTCGACATCCAGGCGCGCCGCACCGGCGGCGCCGGCAACGTCGACGTGTACGCACCGGCG